GGCGCTGGTGCCGGTGGTGTGGACGGCGGACGTCTCGAGCGTGAACGCCGGCGTGGTCCCCGCGCGCGCGGGCGTGGGCACGAGCGCGATCAGGAGGGCGGCGATCGTCAGCATCGACAGGCATCGGGTCATCAGGCGCATGGTGTGTTTCTCCTACGTGTCAGCGTCGAGGAAGACGGGGTTTTCGTTCTGGCCGGGATCGCGGACCACCCACACCGCCGGGACCTGCTCGCTCGGCAGCTCGTCGGGATCAGTCAGCTGGCGCGAGACGTACTTCACCGTGTGCTTGTAGCCGGCGGACTTCCGGATGCCCTTGCAGGCCCGGACGATCGCCTCGAACGCCGTGTCGATGTCGTCGGGGTCGGTCCAGTAGACGATCACCAGGATGGGCTGCACGACGTAGGCGCCCACGTCGTCGAAGGAGCCGTCATTGGAGGCGCCGGGCATGATCCGCGACTGGGAGATCTTCGTCACGGCGCGCCCGCCGAACGTGGGGTCGGCGCGCACCAGGCGGCGCAGGTCGCTCAGGATTCGCTCGCCGCGCTGGGCGAGGTTCAGGGCGTCGGCGTTCTGGTTCTCGGGCGGACGTACGTAGGCCGTCAGGTGCACGGCCAGGCGGGACTCCTGCGCGCCCTGGACGGGGGCCATCAGGACGCCCCCCCGGAGAAGTCGGCGCTGTTCAGGCTGCCCATCTGCTTCTTCGCGATGGAGTCGCTGATCTCCACCTTGAATGTCTCGGAGATGAGCGGCCGCTCCGTCTCGAACGACGGGCGCAGGTACGGCATGGCGCGCTGATAGCGGGCGGGAATCTTCACGCTCCGCGCGAAGACGATGTTGCCCTTCTGCCCGCGGCCCGCCTGGAAATAGCGGTATTTGTGCGTGGTGCCGCCGGCCGAGTAGGCGCTGTTCACGAACTTCCCGATGCGGTGGACCTTGCGGGTCTCGGCGATCGCGCCCTTGACGTTCATCCCCGACGCGAGGCGCGCGCGATAGGTGATGCCGGCGAAGCCCTTGAAGAAGACCAGCGCCTTGCCCTTCTTCGCCGTGATCGTCTGCGCCGGGATGGGGCCGCCCTTCTCGAGCACGGCGGCGTACCCGGTCTTGTAGGGCATCGTCGAGCCGACCTGTCCGACGATCGACCCTTCCTCGTTCGTGAGGACCCGGACGACGGAGCGCGACAGGGCGCCGCTGCGCCGCTGCGGCCTGCCGGTTTCCCCGAAGCTCAGCTTCGTCCGGCCGACCATGCGGAGCGTGGTCCGGTTCATGGCGATGCGCGCGCCGCGGCGGACGCTCCCCGCGTAGGACCGGATCGTGGCGAGCGCCTGCTCGGTGCCGACGACGTCGATGCTGATCGTGTTCTCAGCCATGCCGCCCTACACCGCCGGCGCCATGACGCGCCGCCTGCGCTCGAGCAGCCCGCGGTACAAGGGCGGCAGCTCGTCGATGATGCTCACGCTCCCCTGTCCGCTCGAGCGCGAGCTGATGCCCTGCCACTTCGTGTCCATGCGCTTGAAGAAGATCCCGACCGCCTCCCGCGCGACGAGCTTGATGTCGGCGGGAATCGCCGCGACGGCGGTGCCGGCGACGTAGACCAGCTCGACGTTGAGAACGCCCTCGGCCCAGATGCCGCCCTGGCGGGTGAAGGTGCCGCGGGTCACGTCGACCACGACGTCGGCCGTCGCCGAGTACGCGGTGGCCACCGTGAGCGCGACGCCGTTCTCCTTCACCGAGGTCACCGAGGTGATCGGCGGGCCAGGCCGCCCCGCCTTGAGCGCCGTCAGGCCGGCCTGGCAGTTGCCGTTCCGCAGCTCGGTGAGGGTCTGCTCGAGCCAGTCGAAGCCGGTGAAGGTGCGGATGTCCTCCGAGACGGCGCCGATGAGCGCGGGCAGCTCGGCGTCGTGCTGGGAGCTTTTCGAGATCCGCAGGTACTTCTTGGCTTCGTCGAGCGTGAGCAGGTCCACCGATCACCGTCAGTCCGCGAAGCTGAGTCCCTGGTTGAGCATCGCGTGGACGTGCTCGCGCGAGACGATGAAGCTGCCGTCGGTCTCGCGCGCGTAGCTGGCGCCCTCGACGGCGATCGACCGGCACTCCTTGGCCTGCCGCTCCGAGGGGAACCGCATGCGCACCGTGTCGCCGCCGACCGTGATGCTGCCGCTTCCTGCCGCTTCGTTCTTCTTGGCCACCGTGGCCTCCTCTGTGATTCGGGTGGGAGAAGGGGGCGACGCCGATCTCCTGGCGCCGCCCCCCGTGGTTGTCGTTCAGTCGATCAGCCGAAGAAGATGTTGCTGATGATTCCGCAGCCCGCCGGGAAGTGGTCCTTGAGGACCTCCTCCGCGCGGACGTCGAACTCGGTGACCGGACCCGTGCTGGTGGTCGCGGCGTAGTCGATCCGCTCCACGTCGTACGACGTCGCCATCTCGAACGGGGCGGAGATGTTGGCGTCGGGGTACGGGATGGAATTCGGGAGGGCGATGATCGTCCCACCCGGGAGCCACGGCAGCACCTCGACGGTGCATCGCTTCCCGGTGACCTGGTTGACGATGTACCCGACGTGGTAGCCCTGGGTCATCTGGCCCCGCGCGCCCTCGTCTCCGGTGGAGACGAAGATCGTGGGGCCGCCGCCCGCGGCGGTCAGGAGCTTCGACAGGGTGCGCGAGTCGACGCCACCGACGAGCAGGGTCAGGTCGTCGATCTTCCCGGAGTCCCAGATCGCCTGGAACATGTCCTGGACCTCGACGATCTCACCGCCCGAGGTGGAGAACTTGCCCGCGAGGACCTTCTTGTAGGCGGAGGTCTCGGCGTTGATCAGCGGCACGATGCCGTCGAACATGAGGGCGTCGGCCGAGGTGCCGTCGGCGACCGCGAGGGCGGAGCCGCCCGCCGCGTGCGCCGTGACCGTGACGCTGGTCTGGGTGACGATCGCCGCCAGCGTTTCGGTGGTGTTCTTCCCGATGAAGATCGCGTAGGCCGCGGCGCCGGGCACCGCGGTCCAGGTGATCTTCAGGCGGTCGTTCGTCGAGACGGCGGCGCTGGTGACGCGGGTCGCCGCGGCGGTCCAGCCGTCGGCAGCGGGGTTGGCGCCGGTCTTCGCACCCGTCGCCAGGTTGCCGTGCGTGCCGTCGTAGGTGAGCGGCCGATCCATGCTCTCGCGGTTCGCCGCCATGAGGGTCAGCGCCGCGACGCGCACGTTGTAGCCGGTCGCGTCCGCCGCGAGGGCGCCGCCACCGGTGATGACCGCGACCGCGAGACCGGTCGGGGTCGCCAGGGCGGTGATGTTCCCGCCGAGGATCGCCTGCTCCTCGAGCTTCATGAAGAGCAGGAGGGTGTTGGCGGTCTCCTTGGCCAGGGCGTCGTCGAAGCCCTGCGAGTGCGCGATCGCCTCGCGGGTGACCTTGCCCCGGGTGCCGACGACCTTGAAGGACGCGGTCTTCGCCACGATGGTGGTCGCGATGGGGTTGGCCGCGGCCGACTCCGCCGTCGAGAACTTGGCGTTCTGCTTGACCGCGGTGATCGCCTTCCACTGGATGGCGTTGCTGCCCGGCTGTCCCTTGCGGCCGATCTTCTGCCGGAAGGGCGACATCAGCGGGACGAGCTGCTTGGCGGGTGCCTCGAGCTGGAGCCCGACGAGGCCGTCCGAGACGGACAGGGCGCGGGTCAGCTTCGGGTCGTTCATGGCGCCCTTGAGCGCCGTGGCGACGCGCTCGAGGGTCTGCTCGGTGATCTGTTTCAGGAGGTCCACTTCGGTCTCCAGGCCTGGACCGCTCGGGTTACGAGCGGCCGGCGAATTGCGCAGCGCGGATCAGCTCCGTCGCGGCCCGCTTGAGGAGGGCCTGTTTCTGCACAGGGTCGGTTTCGGATTCCGCCAGGCGCTGCAGGGTCGCGGCGTCGGCGGTGGGCGTGGGCGAGTCGGTCCTGCTGCCGGCGATGACCTTCTCCACGGGCGCCGCCGGCGGCATCCCGATGCGCGTGGGAGTCGACTCGACCTGTCGCAGCCGGGAGTCGATGGGCTCGATCAGGCGGCTCAGCGCCGCCGTCACCTTGGCCTCGACCTCCTTCCCGATTGCCTGGAGGACCTGGTCGGTTCCGATCGCAGTTCGTTCGACGGGCGGGGCCGGCGCCGCGGGGGCGGGCGCGGCGGGAGGAGCGGGTGCCGGCGCGGCGACGCGCTGCTTCGGCTTCTGCTCCTCCTCTTCGGCCGCGTTCTCTCCGGCCGCGTTCTCTTCTTTCTTCGGGGGCGGCGGGGGCGGCTTCTCTCCGCCCTTGTCGCCGGCCTCGGGCGGCGGCTGTTCCCCGTCGCCGGCGTTCGTGCGCTGGCAGCGGTTGCCCTCGCACTCCCCGCCCATCTGCATCGTCGCGTCGCAGAGCGCGTGACCGATGCCGTGCATCGCGGAGACGTTCGCGAGCAGCTCGCCCTCGTCCATGACGCGCTGCAGCTGCGCCGGCGTCAGGACCTTCGGGAGCTGCGTGAAGCGCTCCAGCTCGGAGGCGGCGACACGCTGGGCCTCGCTGCCCATCGAGACGAGCTGCGCGCGGAAGGCATCGGCGCAGAAGTCGAGGATCGATTCCGCGGCGCCGGTGAGGGTGGACACGGCGGCGCGGTCCTGCTCGGTCGCGCCCTCGCTGGAGTAGCCGCCGTACATCGCGGTGTCGATCGCCTGGACGAGCGAGGCCAACGCGTTGAGGCTGGCCATGATCGAGCCGCCCTGCGATCGGACGCGCTCGAGGATGGCGGCCTGGTGGGTGCGCAGGAGGATCTGGAGGCGCTCCGCCGGCGAGCCGGGAGCCAGCTCGGCGGTCACGAGGGTCACGCCGTCGGCCAGGCGGAGCTGCTTGGCCTCCGTGACCGCGGGGTCGCCACCGTGCTGCAGGACGCGCAGGGACGGCTGCCCGTCGCCCGGCGGGACGATGCCGCGCGCCCGGAACTGGTGGCCGAGGGCCCACTCGCGGGCCTGCTCGGGGGTGAACTTGGCCGGGTCGAAGTCGATGGCCACCGGGACCCGCAGGCGCGCCACCGGGGGCACCGTGGGCGTCACGGGGGGCGGCGTCGCGGGGGCGGCGGGCACGGGTGCAGGAGCGGCGGCCGCGGCGGGCAGCTCCGGGGTGGGCGGGACGGCTGGCGCGGGCGTCTCGGGTACGACCGCGGCGGCGGGCGCGGGCTCCTCGGGGGGATCCGCCGGCGCGCGGCGCCGCGGCGGGACGGCGGCGATCGCGGCCTGGAGCGGCGACACGGTCGTGCCGTCCTCGGCCACGCGGACGATCAGGAACAGGCTCTCGGGGTTCGAGGGCGTGTCGGCGAGCGAGACCTCGCGGACGTCGAAGTCGGTGTACCGCTCGACGAGCTTGCCGTTGACCTGCTCCTTGCGCGGCGCGGCGTTCGGCCAGACGCCGTGCGAGAAGCCGGTGTAGATGCGCTCGCGGCACTTCCGGACGGGGTCCTTGCCGACGATGCGGGTGCGGATCTCGATCGAGCGGTCGGCCTCGTTCGGCTTCCACTCGAGGACCTTGCCGACCGCGCTCCGCTGGTGCATCTCGCGGACGTTGCCCTTCGACTCGCCGTCGGTCATCCGCGAGAAGGCGTCGGCCCAGCGCTCGTAGGCCTTCTTGCTGCCCTCGAAATCGAAGATGGTTCCGTAGGAGTCCACCGCCTCGGAGGTGGCGACGCCGACGACCTCGCACGTCTCGTCGTCGATCTCCTCGACGCGCGTGATCGGCACGAACATCCGGATGAGCGTCGGCTGCGGGGTATCCTTGGCGGCGGGCTTCTTGGCCATCTGCGGCTCCTGAGACCCCCGAAAGAAAAAGGGCCTGTCGAGGTGTCGGCCCCGACAGGCCCTTCGTTTCTCTCGGTCTCGGTTGTGAGAGCCGCTGCGCTGGCCGGCGCGGCGGCGGTGGGTCAGCTCCTCAGGTCAGGTGCAGCTTCTCCCTCAACATCGCGGGGATTCTTCCCAGCGTCAAGCGGCGTGGCGCCGGGCGGTCGCGGAGAAGGACGACTGCGGTGATCGGCATGAGCGTGCCCGCGTCGTAGATCTGCCGCATGCTCTTGACCCGGTCCCACTCGACGGTGGTCTGGGTGAACGGGAGCATCGCGCACCGGAACCAGACCGCGACGACTCGCCCGTGCTTGTCGAGCTCGACGTTGACGGACCCCGTGCGGTGAACCGTCCCCTCGTCGCCGTAGTGGAGTCGGCGGCCCGGGAAGAGCGCCCGCCACGCCAGCCTCACCCGGTGGCGGGCCAGGAGGACGGCGTTGCGCATCAGGTCTCGTTCCTCGCGATCGCCGCGTTCGCCTGCATGACCGCCTCCTCGAGGTGGGTCAGCGCCAGCGACAGCTCGCGGCTTGGCGGGCACATCGCCATGAGGTTGCACGCCAGATCCCGGGCCTGCGATCGGATGGCCTCGTACCGCTCGAGCTGGTCCAGCTTCGGCGCGTGGTAGGTGAAGGTGTTCGCGAGGCGGGCGCGCTGCTCGTCGGTCACGTGGTACTTCGCGCAGGACGTTGCGGGCACTGGTCCGTCGTTCAAGCGGCCTCCTCTTCGGAAATCGAGTCGACGTCCGGCACGAAGTCGCGCCGGCAGTGCGGGTGTCCGATCGGGTTCGCCTGGAACCGCGCCACCGTCCAGGTCTCGCCGTTGACGCCGGCGGCGCCGTCGTCGTGTCCGTCCTCGAGGCAGCCCGGGCCGTCGAGCACGGTGCCGGTCTTGACGCCGGCCTCCTTGTAGGTCTGGGCCGCGCCCTGGTTGACGGCGATCGCCACCTCGGACCGGGCAACGGCGTCGGCGCGCGCCTCCCACATCGTGGCGCTCTCGATCTCGTCGACGAGCTGCTTGTTGCTCCACCCTTCCTTCGTCGACCGCGCGACCAGGTCGTGGACCTGCTTCCGGGTCGTCTTCGAGATCGACCACTCGGCGTTCGGGTTCTCGACGAGGGTGCCGTCGGGCTGGCGGCGCATGCCGACCATCTCGGCCGCGCGGGCCTCGGCGTAGTCGGCGGCCGCCTGGTCGACCATGCCGAAGGCGATCGACTCCTCGCCAACCTTCTGGATCGCGAGCTCGCCGCCCTCGGCGAAGGCGCGCCCGATGTGCGGCTGGGCGTCGCGCACCAGCACAGTCCAGTTCATCGCCTGGTCGATCGCCTGGTCGGAGGGCTGCCCGGGCTGCTCTTCCTTCGCCGCCTCGTCGCGCTGCTGGACGGCTGCGTGCACGTACGCCTCGCGCGCGAGCGTGGCGACATGCGGCGCGCGGTCCTTGAAGTGGGCCAGCACGGCGGCGCGCAGGCCTCGCTCGAGGCGGATGCGGGCGCGCGCGGTCAGGAGCGGGCGCCGGGCGCGGGTCAGGACGGCGAAGCCCCAGCGGACATCCTCGGGCGCGGTGCTGTGCTCGAGCCACTCCTCGAGGGCGGAGCGGAGCACCGACGGAACCGACGTGGACTCGAACGCGCGCGCCGGACGCCCGGCGGCGACCGCCTTCAGCGCCACCTTCTTCCAGCGCTTCAGGTCCTCGTGGCACGCGCGCGTCAGGGTCGGGCCGGCGAGTCGGTCCTGCAGGACGGGGATCGACGGCGCCGCGGCGAGGGTGGCGCCGGCGCTGCCTGGTGCGGCCGCTGGCGCGGGGGGCGCGCCCGCGCGCGGGGGGAACCCGCCGCTGCCGAAAGGATTGCCCATGCCACCGCCGGCGGCGTCCAGCTCGGCCGCCTGCTCCGGGGTCAGCGCCGGCTTGCCTTCGCTCTCCCGCACCTCGGCGCGGGTGTAGACGCCGGCGTTGTAGTACCCGAGGTTCTTCTCGAGCTTGAGCTTCTCGTCCTCGCCCTTCGCGTCCGACCAGGTGGCCTCGACGCCGGCGTACCCGAGGAAGTGCTCGATCTCGGTGTCGAGCCGCATCTTGATCCGCTTCGTCATCGGCTTCAGTCCGGAGTCGGTCTCGGCAGCGTCGGCCTGTTCCGACGTCGCGCGGTTCATCATTTTCCGGAACGGCTGCGGCGAGACGTTGAAGTGGTACGCGACGATTCCCGACAGCCAGTCTTCGAAGTCGTACGTCCAGGAGTCCTGGCTGCGGGGGTTCTCGAGACCGGTGCCCTCGCCTCCCGGCATGAGCTTCAGGCGGGAGCGCACCGCGGCGTTGCCTGCGAGGATCTGGTCGAAGAGCTCCTGCCCCTGCGCGATCTGCTCGGCGGTCCAGGTGTCCGGGCACTTCCAGAACGCCTCGGGGATGTTGCCCTCGGTGTAGAACGCCAGGTAGTGCTGCTGTCGGCGCAGGATGAGGTTCACCGTCATCAGCACGCGCTCGACGGGCGACTGACCGTACGGCCCGGTCGTCTTCTTCGAGAAGGGGGCGTAGACGAGCTCGTGCTTCTGGCTGCCGTCGGGCGCGCGCCTGTCGGCGGTGCGCCAGGGGCGGGTGAACTCGCTCTCGACGACACCCATGATGATCTGCTGGTACGCCGGCGCCGGCGGCGCGGGGGCGACGCCGAGATAGTCGACGAGCGGCTTGATCGTCGCGCCGTCGAGCATCCGCAGCGCGAACGGATCCCCGGCTTCCGTGCGATGGCGATACCAGGCCGGCGCGTCCGTGACGAGGATCTCGTCGAGCATCATCGACAACCAGGTGGGGAAGTCGTTGTCGCCGTCCGGCCAGCGGAAGAAGTCCTTGACCGCCTGGATCTCGGCCGTCTGCGCCTGGCTGGTCTTATCCTTCGCTTTGAACTCGACGGAGAGACCGAGGATCTGCTGCTTCACGTCGTTGATGCAGGCGGCGACGATGTCGCACAGGTCGGCCAGGTTGCGCAGCATCGTGAACGGGGTGAGGTTCTTGAACTCGGAGCGCGGGAGGTAGGCGAGGTTGTACCCGGCCCACGGGAACCACGAGCGCGGCGGGCTCTCCTTGTATTGCGGGGTGAGCGGTGTGCCGGGGCCGGGCTCGCGGCCATGAAAGGGATCGGTGACGCCGCCGTTCTGCACCGGCTGGCCGTCAGCGCCATAGAGGAGCGGCGCGAGCGCGGCCTGCAGGTTCGAGAGGGGCGAGCGCGCGGTGGCGCCGGGGGGGAGAGCGCGGGAGCCTGGCGTCACGAGGCCTTCCTCTCCATCTCGTCCTGCTTGGCCTTCTGCTTGGCGAGCTGGCGCTTCATCATCTCGATGTAGGCGGCGGCGCCCGACGTCGCGGCGCCCACGGCGATCACGGCGCCCATGACGATGTCGTCGTGCCCGCCCTTCGGTGCACCGAAGCTCCAGACCTGCGTCTTCGGGTTCTGCTGCGACTCGTAATTCGTCAGCTCCTTCAACATCAAGGGATCCTTGAAGAGTGTCAAGGCGCCCGGCGTGCCGAGGCGGTTGAGCACTTCGAACACCGCGGTTCGCTTATTGACGTTGTCGGTCTGCCAGCCCTGCACCTTCTTGTAGAGGCGCGCCGCGCGTCCGAAGATGATCAGCCCGAGGCCGTTGCGCTCGATGACCATCTGCCCTTCGTTCCACCGCTTCGAGTACTCGACCATCCGTCCCTCGAGGCCGTGGTCGTCGCCCGGGCGCTCGCGGTAGTAGTCGGTGACCGTCCAGCACTTCAGGCAGAGGGGAACGCCGACCGTGTAGTCGGTCGTGACGCCGACGTCCCAGGCGACCAGGTACGGGTGGCCGGGGTGCGGCTTCGGGTCCCGCTCGACGAGCTTCCCCTCCTTCTCGAGCTTGGCGATCGCCGCGCCGAAGATCGACTTCTCGGGGATGCCCCACTTCGCCTCGTACAGCCGGGCGAACTCGAACGGCAGGAGCGTGGCGCGCTCGTTGTCGATGAACCGCCTGTAGGCGAGCTGCCGCAGCGGGTGCCTGAGCGCCGCGTAGCGCGTCTCCCAGGTCCACGTCATCGTGTCCCAGTAGCCGGCCCACTCCGGCTCGGCCTTCAGCCGGACCGCCTGGTCGTGCAGCTCCCAGAACGCCGAGCCCGAGCCGCTGGGGTTGCCGATGTAGCGGGCGGGCCCGAGGAACGCCGAGCGCCGCGAGCTGATGAGCGCGCGCGCGATCCCGGTCAGGAGCCCGGCCTCGTCGACGACGAGGGCCCAGATGGAATCGCCCTGCAGGTTCTCGGGGTTCTTCCACGAGCGGCACTCGATGCGCGCCCCGTTCCAGAGGCGCAGGATCATCTCGGAGTCGGAGTAGCCGGCGCGCCCGCGCACGAGGAGCCCGGCCGACTGCGCGATCGACTTCATCCGCAGGTAGCCGTTCCGCGCCTGGCGTTTCGTCGGTGCCGTCCACCAGTTCAGCGTGCCCGGGTGTTCGAAGGCCTGTGCCAGGAGCCAGCACGCGCACGCGAACGTCTTCCCGATCTGCGTGGCGGAGACGATGACCAGCTCCCACGCCGGGTTGCGGACGAGGTCGTTCTGGTACGGGAAGAGCGGCGGGAGGATGAACTCGTAGGGCGTGACGATCGACGGCGCGCCCGCGCGTGGCGGCGCCGGCGGCGGCGGGGCTACCGGTTGGCGGGCTCGTGAAGCTGCAGCGCAGTGCGCAGCTTTTCGCGCCACGTCTCGAGCCACTTCCTTCCGGCGGCGGTCTTGTACGCCGCGTTGAGCTTGACGCTCGCGCACCGGATGCACACGTCCGTGCCCGACGTCAGCTCGTCCCGCCCGGCTTCGCTCGGCAGATCGCGGCCGCATTGCGCGCACGTGGTCCTAGGTTTTCGCTTCGGCTGCTGCATCGGACTTCTCCCCGGGGGTGGTGGGTTCTGCGGCGGCGGGTGGGATGGCGGGTGGCGGCGCCAGCGCGTCCTCCCCTGACGCCAGGCGCGAGCGGAAGATGTGCTGGCCGACGATGGGCCCTCCGTTCGGGCCCGAGAGCTCGAGCGACTCCCGCGGGCGGCCCTGCAGGCGGTTGTCGAGGTGGATGGCGGCCGTGACGCGGGCGGGTCCCTCGAGCTTCCCGTCGAGCAGCTCGTTCAGGAGGATGCGCGCCAGGTGGTACTCGGCGGACTTCCCGTCTTCGAAGTGGTCCTCGATCGCCAGAGCGGTCTGCTCGCGACGTCGGGCGGTCCCGGCGTTCGGCGCGCCGGCGGGACGGCCGGCCCCCTCTCGCTTCCCGCCCCGGCCCTGGCCGCTCTTCTTCACCAGGGGTTCCCGTCGCGCGCGCAGATGAGGATGGACGGGAACTCGGTCGCGCTCCCGTCATCGATGTGGAGATGAAGCGGGCAGGGGCTGGCGCAGCGCACGCAGGCGCGGGGCATCGAGAAGGCCCCCGTCTCGTGGTCGACGGTGAGCCATCCTTCTTCGTGGGCGCACGCGAGGATGCGGGTCCAGCAGAGCGGGCATTCGAACTCGACGGTGCGCAGCGTGCCGACGTCGGTCCAGCCGGCGGCGCAGACGACGATCCGCTTCGCGTAGCGGAACGTGACGACCGTCGGGAAAGTCCGGATAGCCGGAGCATCGGCGTCGCTGGTAGTCTGCGGCTGGATCGGGCGCTGGCCTGCCGGCCGACGTTCCCGGATCTTGATCCGGTGCTCCATAGACGAAGGGCCTCGCGATGGCGTGGCCCACCACGAGGCCCTTCTTCTATGTCCCTGAGAGTGAAGGGTTTGCAGGGCCCTTCACGGCCGGCGTGCGGATTATGCAACGGTTCCGCTCGCAATGCAGCGTCTACAAGGTCAACATCGCGGGAGGCGGGGCGCCTGTCAAGCGGCGCTGGTTAGCGGCCGGCCCGACGCTTCGCCGCGCGCCGGATGCGGCGCAGCTCCTCGATGGTCTGGGGGCGGCCGTTCGAATCGAGGACGGGGGTCAGCGGGAGGCGCTCGACGCGGCGGAAGCCGTGGCCATCCGGGACGACGACGCGGCCAGCGTCGGTAGCGACCTTCTTCTTCATGCCGTGATTCTATCCGTGCCCGGGCGGTTGATTTCGGCTGATTGTTTATCAGAGCCCGAGAGCGCTCAGAGGTCGGCGGCGTCGGCGAGAGACCGAGGCAGGCGTCGTGGCAGCTCGGGCCCGCGGCTGCGCGGCCGCTTCCCGCGGCGGTTCTTCCCTCGGCCTCGCGAATCGTTCCCGGTCCGTAGGGCGGCCCTCGTGACGCGCAGGTGCGGCATGTCCTGCAGGACGATCTCGATCACCTGGTCGCACCGGGCCGCGTCGAACAGGGAGAAGTGGCACGCGCCCTCCGGGATCCTGAGGCGCAGCGCCAGCCAGCGGTAGGCGGACGGGCGAGACCAGCCGTGCTTGCGCCAGAGGCGATCGAAGACGGCGTGCGCCCGATAGCGCGCCTCGACGTCACGCGCCCCGTTCATAGCCCTGGCAGGGCTGCGGTACGCACCGCGGGGCCGGGCAGGTCTTCGATCTCGATGTAGGTGGAGGGCGCGAGCTCGTCGCCGGCGGCGAGGCGCTGCACCGGCTTCTCGAGCTCCAGCAGGTCCGGCGTGTCGTCGACGAGCCAGCCCTTCTTCGCGACGATGTCGATGATGGCCGCGGCCGCGTAGTAGACGTTGCCGGTGTCGAAGGGGCGCTCGCGGGTGGTCATCAGGCGGACGATGGTGAGGCGGCGCGCGCCGAGGGCCACCTGGTCGGGGGCGGCCTTCGGGATCGCGGCGAGCCACTCGCGCTTCAGCCCCATGTACCGGAAGAAGGCGCTCTTGTCGTACGACGGCGTCAATTCGTTTTTGTAAGGCAATTTGAGCGGGATCTTCAGGCGGATCTTCATTGGCGCGCCTCTACCGTCGCTCGAGCCATGCGCCGACCTTCTGTAGCCACGTCGCGAACAACAGGCAGCAGAACTTGGCGGCGATCCACCCGAACCCCAACGCGAGCCCGATGCGGAACCATGCCCAGAGCTCGGCGCTCATGCGAAGAGCGCCGGCGTGGTGGCGATCGGGCTGCGCTCGGTGATCACGCCCATCGTGCGCAGCCAGGCGAGGTCCGAGAGGAACCGCCCGCCGTTCGGGTGAATCCCCAGCGCCGACGCGAGCTGCTCGCGTGTCATCGACGGTGCGTCCGAGGCGATCAGAACCTGCAGGATCTTCTGCTGCGTCCCGTCGAGGCCCCGCATCGCCCCCTCGAGGCCCATCTCGCGGCCGCGGATGAGTGGCCACGCCGCCTGGGTCGGCCGGCATCCGTCGAGGTAACCCCCTGCCCGCAGACGCGCGAGGTCGGACAGGAAGCGGCCCCCGTTCGGATGGATGCCCAGCCAGCGCGCCACCGACTCGCGCCGCGGCTCGAGCCCGCGCCGGACCAGGTCGGACGCGACGTCGAGGATGTTGCGCTGCGTGCCCGTCAGGTCGCCGGAGGCCTCGTCGACGACGAACGCCACAGGGGCGCGGCGCGGGGGCGGCGCCTGGCGCTGCGGGTAGGTCATGCGCGGAGCCGCGGGCGGCGGGCACGCGGTCACCATTGCGGCCGCCCCTGTCCCCGTGAATGCCCGCACGGCATCGGCGAGCTGCTTCAGCGCCGCCAGCGTCTTCGCGTTCATCTCGAGACCGCGCTCGGCGATCTTCTCCTCGGTGCGCACCGCCGCCTCGAGTCGCTTCACCTGCGCGTCCTTCAGCACCGGGACCTCGCGCACCTTTGCCACCGCAGGCGCCGGCACGCGCCGCTCCGCCGCGGCGAGCTGCCCGCGGAGCGACTGCAGCTCGGCGCGCAGGTCGGCTTCCGTCTTCGCCTTCCGCTCCTGCTCGGCCGGCAGGTCGGACAGCTTCGGCAGGAGCGCCCGGATCCGGTCCGTCGGCGGCGGCGCCACGAACGCCAGGCGCGCCCCCGCCTTCGGGTGCGTCGTCTGGACTGCCCCGATGCGGACCTTCCGGACCTCACGCGACATCGCCGGGCCGAAGACGAAGAACTCCCCCGCCTCGAGCTCACGCAGCTCGCGCCAGCGTTCCTTCGTGAAGCCCAGCTCGTCGGCGGCGCGCTTCACGTCGACGTCGAGACCGGTGCGCCCGATCAGCTTGTTGTTCAGCTCGGCGGCCGCGTCCTTGTGCAGCTTCGAGAGACGCTGCGTCGCCAGGACGGAACCGAAGCCGCGCTTCCGGCCCCGGGTGCACAGGTCGATGACCGCGCTGGCCGACTCCGCCTCTCCCTGCTGCGGGCAGAAGACGTGCGCCTCGTCGAGCACCACGAGCGCCGGATGCCACAGCTTCTTCGGGGCGTCCACGAGGGCCTCGAGGAATCCCCGCACGAACCGGACGCGCTCGTGCGCCTTGAGCTCGTACAGGTCGACGATGGCCGAGACTCCCAGCTCGAGCAGCCGCTGCGCCAGGAGGCCGGCGGCGCGCGGCTCGGCCGCCGTGTCGCCGCCGTGCTTCGCCGCGAGGACGTAATCGAACCGCTCCCGCAGGCTGGCGAACTCCCCCTCGGGGTCGAGGACCAGGTGCTGCACGGCCCCGTGCGACTGCTCGAGCAGCCGGCGCAGGCACCAGGACTTCCCGCCCCCTGAATTGGCCTGCACCAGGCAGCGCGTGTCGATGAGCGTCGCGAGGCCAGTGTCGACTCCGGGCGCCAGGTGGATTGTCTTCATGGCTCGCGGTCCCGCGACCACGGCGCGATGGCGAACTCGTAGAAGAGATCTTGGACGGTTAACACAACAAAGAGCAGGAGGGCGAGATCCCAGGCGGTGCAATCAGCGAGCAGCTTCATGCCTGCGCCTCGGCCCCGCCCTTCCGCCGGCCCCCGCGCCGCGGCGCATCGCCGTCGTCCTTCCCCTTCGCCGGCTCGACGAACGTCCCGACCGGCTCCGAGGCCTCCTCCTCCGGCTCGTGCAGGCGCGCCTTCACCTGCTCGTCGATCTCGAGCTCGGCCTCGTGTCCGTCGACGCTGTAGGTCAGGAGCCCGGCCTGCTTCATCTCGTGCATGAGGATCGCCTTCTTCTGCACCTCGACCTTCGTGAGCTCCATCCGGTGGTCGCGCGCGATGACGTACTCCTCGATCGCCTTGTGCACTGAGGGGATCGTCTTCGGCTCCATGCCTGGGAGGTGCGCGGTGCGCGGCTTCGGTTTCAGCGCGGCCGGCGTGAAGGCGTTCTTCCTGCGTGGCGGCGTCGCGTTCCCTTGGACCTCCACGAACCCGTCGCCCTTGTCTTTGCCGTTCCCTGCTGCGCTCATGGTCCTGACCTCCTCAGGGGTGTAACGACCTAAATCAGGTGTGAAGCGGTGGAATTGGGTCTTGCCTGGCAGCCTGGTCGTAGTGCCCGCGGCAGTGGTGGCGGTTCGGTCCGACCTTCATCGCGCAGGACGTGTCGTCGCAGCACCAGCGGTCGCAGGTGACCGGCACGTTGGTCGCGACGCCGGCGCTGCGCCGGCTGACGATGAAGTCGCACTGGATGGTTGCGGGTCGACCGTCCCGGTAGCACGGCGGCTGCCGCTGGCGGCGTCCGCCGCAGACGATGGCGAATCCGCCGCGGGAGCGGACGACCTCGCATCTCACCGCGCGTCCACCGGGATGACGATCTTCGCCTTCGAGATCACGCGGCGCTCGAGCGCCAGGCGCATGCGCTCGTCCAGACGATCCGATCCGGTGGTCACCGCGACGAGGGCGATGAACGCGATCACGGGGACGCCGTCGTCGGTCTGACCGCGCCACATGCGTGCCGCCGGCGGCGTGGTGAGGATCTCGTCCGTCGACTCGAGCGCGATGCGGACGGGCGCCTCGCCGCTCACCGGCGCGCCTTCTTCTTCCCGTGGCTCTTCAGCTTCGGCGGGAAGCACGCGGTGCACCGGGTCTCCGTCCCGTCGGCCCACGCGCAGCCGCTGGCGCACGGCGTGTCGAAGGTGCAGCCGCACTTCCGACAGGTGCCCTTGACCACCTTCCCGGGCTTTGCAGACGCCTGCACTGCGGGCTTCTCGACGGGCGCGGCCGCGGCGAGGATCTTCTCCGAGTCGATGCCGAAGGCCTTGAGCTGCTTGACGAACCGCTCGCGCCCCCACTGGTATCCGACTTCCACCACATCCCGCGCTGCGACCGCGAATGCGAGGTGTCGCACCAGGTCCTCCGCCGTCTTCCCGATCTCAACGTACTGGCCGTCCTCGTGGACGACGTGGATCTCCCTGACCAGCAGCTGCGCCAGGAGGCCGGTCGGCTTCACCGGCGCCTTCTTCACCGCCGCGGCGAGGGCCTCGAGCATCGCCGGCGCCGCCCTCTTCCACCGTGCCGCGAGGAGCTCCTCCTTCTCGGCCGCGAGCCGCGAGCGCTCACGGTCCGCGCGATCCCGCTCCTGCCGCTTCTCCGTCTGCGACGAACCGCCACCGGTGGCCGCGGCCGAGCGCCTCCGCTCCTTCTGCCACGCCGCCCAGTGCGTCGCGCATTTCTCTTTGTTCACGCACGCGAGGAACGTCTCGCCCTGGCCGGGACCGCAGGCGATCAGCAGGAGACGCGACCACTCGCACGTCTTTGACTTCTCCTGACCGTCGGCGCGCTTCCAGGCCTCGGCGCCGAAGACCTTCTCCTTCCCGGCGCCGCGCACCTCGTCGCTCGCGCGGCACTGTCGCGTGCCGAGGATGACGCTGAGACGGTCATCGGCGTGCTGCTCGATTGCCTGCGCGGTCTCCGGGAACAGGAAGGCGTCGACGTGGTGCGGCTCGAAGCGGACGTTGCGCTGGATCCACGCCTCGAACTCCCGGACGCTGACCGCCTTCACGTGCGCGTAGGGGTCCTTCGAGGCGCGCTCGTCGTCATCGAACAGCGCCCCGCTCACGCTCTGGAAGACGCCCGAGTCGATCGCCGA